CAGTTTAAGAAGATACTTGCTTTCTATGCGGCTCAAACAGGTGGTGATAAAGAATTCGTCAAATTCCAGGGACATGACTTTTCATTCCGTGGTATGTTCGGTCCTGAAGCCGCGATGATGTCTGGAGCAGCACATTTGACATCTTTCGTTGGTACAGATACAGTACCAGCTATTGATTTCTTAGAGGAATACTATGGTGCTGATTGTACCAAAGAATTGGTAGGTTGCTCAGTACCTGCCACCGAACATAGTGTAATGTCCCTGGGCGGAGACGATGATGAAATTGGCACTATTAGAAAACTTGTTAAAGAAATATACCCAGCAGGAATAATTAGCGTAGTATGTGATACGTGGGATTTCTTTAAAGTACTTGTGGAATACTTACCAATTCTTAAAGACGAGATAATGGCTCGTGATGGTAAGGTTGTTATAAGACCAGATAGTGGTGACCCAGCAGATATTATTTGTGGTAATCCAAACGCCAAAGAAGGTAGTCCAGAATACAAAGGTGCTATTCAACTATTGTGGGATACCTTTGGTGGTACAGTAAACGAGAAAGGCTATAAAGAATTAGACTCACACATAGGATTGATTTACGGTGACAGTATAACCGTTGATCGTTGTAGAGATATTTGTGAACGTTTGGAAGATCAGGATTTTGCATCTACCAATGTTGTGTTTGGTATAGGTTCTTATACTTACACTTATACAACACGAGACCAGTATGGATTTGCAGTTAAAGCTACATATGCAAGTGTTGATGGTGAACCTAGAAACATATTCAAGAAGCCAAAGACAGATGATGGAACTAAGGATAGTGCCAAAGGATTGGTAGCAGTTTACAAAGATCCTGATGGTAGCTACTCAATGAAAGATGAAGCTCACTGGAATGAATTTGATAATTGTGATTTGAAAGTAGTCTTCCAAAATGGTAAGTTAGTTCGTGAAACCACACTAGCAAAAGTTAGGGAGAAATTAGTATGAGAGGTTTTACTCTAATACATTTAATGGGAGCTATAGCTGTTATTGGAATAGCTTCTGCTGTGCTTGTTGGTGTAATTTTTGGAGGATAATATGAAAACATTTGATACGTATGAAGATGTAGAGGGTATGAAGGATTGTATAAAGAAGAAGATTGTAATTCAAGCAGTACAGATAAACGAGGAATTTCGTGTAGAGTCATTAGAAGGAAATTATAAACAAGGAAAACCTGGTGACTATCTAATGACAGGTATTGAGTATGAGCATTATATCTGTGACCAAGAGATCTTTAAAAAGACGTATGATTTTATTTGAGGAGTAGTTGTGGGATATAGACATATAAATAATTTGTATAAGAGTCAGGAAATTTTGATGTTTAAGGAGTGCTATGTATCTGAGAAGATACATGGCACTTCAGCCCACCTTAGTTGGGACGTAGATAACACAAAAATTGTCAGATTCTTTAGTGGTGGTTCATGCCACCAGACGTTTTGTAATTTGTTTGATGTTGACGCATTAACACAGATGGCGCATTCTATTGATGTTCCTAAGTGGACTATTTATGGAGAAGCATACGGTGGTAAGTTACAAGGTATGAAAGAAACATATGGACTGGGTTTAAAGTTTGTAGCATTTGAAGCCAAAGTAAATGATATGTGGTTGGATACACATAAGGCTAAGAAATTTGCTAGTAGGTTTGATCTTGACTTTGTGTGGTATACTCAAACAAGAACTGACTTAGATCTACTAAACAAGTACAGAGATCAACCATCCAAGCAAGCAGAAAAGTGTGGAATGGGTAGCGATAAGAAGTCAGAAGGAATAGTCATAAGACCACTGCTTGAAATGACTAAGAATGATGGTGGTCGTATCATGGCTAAACACAAAGCATTAGAATTTTGTGAGACTAAAACACCACGAGTTGTAACAGAAGAAGAATTGAGAGTTTTAGTACAAGTTAAAGAGATTGCCGAAGAATGGGTAACTGAAAATAGATTGACTAACATTCTTAGTCGTACAGAGAAAGATTTAGAGATTCAAGATATACCAAAGATGATTGATCTTATGATTGAGGATGTGTTACGTGAGGGTGAAGGTGAGTTGGTTAAATCTAGAGCGTTAGTTAAAGCCATATCTAGGAAAACAGCATTGATGGTGAAAGTAAGAGTACAACTTTAATAGGAGTTATAATGAAAAACGATTTTGATGATTTGCAGATATTTGTAGATGAAATGCAAACAACACCATCTACAAATAATAAGAAGAAAATCTTAGAAGATTGGAAAGATGATAAGTTTGTAATGAAAATTCTGCTTTATGTAAATAATCCTTATTGGACTTATGGTGTAACTAGTAAGCAAGTTGAGAAAATGGCAAATGTTGTAGGTAAGGACCACGAAGAACATTCTAGCATATTTGATTTGTTAGATGATTTGCGTGATAGAAAACTTACTGGGCATAAAGCTATATTATCTATCAAAGCTTTTTCATGGAATAATATGAACCATGAGGACTTGATTCTTAATATCATAGACAAAGATATTGAAACCAGGGCCAATGCAACTTTGATCAACAAAGTAATTCCTGGTCATATACCTGAGTTTAAGGTTGCGTTAGCCAATCCTTATCAAGAAAAATTAGTTGACTTCGGTAATGAAGAATGGTATACTAGTAGGAAGCTAGATGGTGTAAGATGTATATGCCGTATTGAGAATGGTAACATCAACTTCTTTTCTAGAACTGGTAAGATCTTTGGAACACTTGGCATATTAGAGAAAGCCATAAGAAAAGCTGGTGCAGATAAAATTGACATGGTTCTTGATGGTGAGATATGTAAAGTAGACAAAGATGGTAAAGAAGATTTTCAGTCTGTTATGAAGGAAATACGTAAGAAAGACTATGAAATGAAAGACCCAAAGTTCTTTATGTTTGATTGTCTTACACTAGAAGAATTTGATAACAAGGAATCTAGTATTAACTTTGAGGATAGACTAGAAAGAATACCTGAATACATACCATATTTTGAGAAGTTGCATCAGAACTGTTGTGATACTCCTAAATATGTTGAGTTGTGCAAAGAAGAAGCATCAATAAATGGCTGGGAAGGTATAATGCTTAGAAAGAATGCTGGCTACAAAGGTAAACGTTCTAATGATTTGCTGAAAGTTAAGACATTTATGGATGCGGAGTATGAGGTATTACGTACCATAGAGGACAAGATGCGATTCTTTGAAGATGGTAAAGATGTAGAAAGAGTAACTATGGCTGCAGTTGTTATATCTCATAAGGGTTTTAATGTTAAAGTAGGCTCTGGTTTCAGTAAAGCAGAGCGTGAAACTTATTACAATAACGCAAGCCAGATTGTTGGTAAGTTAATTACAGTGCAGTATTTTGAGGAGACTACTAACCTTCAGGATGATAGTTTATCCTTAAGATTTCCTACTTTCAAATGTATTCATGGTAAAGAAAGGATAGTGTAATGCCAAAAATAGAAGATAAAGAACTTTATATGCAACACCACTATCTTGATAAAGTTACTTATATACCAAGTCATGCAAATGGTGATGCTTGTCATAAGGATAGTAAACAAGGAGTAATAATCTCTTTTACACCAGATAATGTAAAAGTTTTATATTGTGAAGGTAGGACAGTACAATCTACCAGACCAGAAGATTTAGTTTGGGGGTAGTATGGAGCAAGTATATTCAGATGATGGAGTACCTATTAAGTCTTGGGTAACTGATTTAGAACCAGGTGCATTAAGCCAAGCCAGAAATTTGGCTAACTTACCTTTTGTCCATTCTCACATCGCACTAATGCCAGATGCTCATTATGGTTATGGTATGCCTATTGGTGGAGTAATGGCAACAAAAGGTGTGGTAATACCATACGCCGTCGGAGTTGATATTGGTTGTGGTATGTGTTCAGTAGAAACCAACATCTATGATATTGGTAATTTAAAAGGTTTGATGGGTAGGATAAGAATGGAAATACCTTTAGGATTTAAGAAACATCCACGTAATCAGGAAGGAATGCCACCACAACAAGACTGGAATGAGCTTCCTATAGTGCATGATAATATAAGTAAAGCACAGAAGTCGCTTGGTACATTAGGTGGTGGTAACCATTTTATAGAGTTTCAAAGAGCAGTTGAGACTGGTCGAATTCATATTATGATTCATTCAGGTAGTAGGAATTTGGGTCTTAAGGTTGCCAATCATTATAATAAAGTGGCACAAGACTTGAATAGTAAGTGGTATAGTAATGTACCAAAAGAATGGCAGTTAGCATTTTTACCGTTAGACTCCTCTTCTGGTAAAGCTTATCTTAGAGAAATGGATTACTGTGTTAAATTTGCAGCAGGTAGTAGGAAACAAATGATGGCAACCATAATAACTATTATGCGACAAGATGGTCATTGGAAAGATGATGTATGTGGTTTTCAAAGAACTGTGGACAGTGTATTTGATGTCCCACATAACTATGCTACTATGGAACATCACTTTGGTAAGGATGTTATGGTTCATCGTAAAGGTGCAATTTTAGCGAGGAAGGATACCAGGGGAATCATACCAGGTTCGCAAGGTACTAAAAGTTATATTGTACGTGGACTTGGTAATAAGGATAGTTTTGAATCTTGTTCTCATGGCGCTGGTAGATTGATGAGTAGGAATAAAGCACATAAAGAACTTGATTTATCTACAGAAGTTAAGAAGTTAGATGACCAAGGTATTATTCATTCTATTCGTAATATTAAGGATTTAGATGAAGCTTCTGGTGCATATAAAGATATTGATAAAGTGATGGAAAACCAGAAGGATTTAGTTATAGTAGAAAAGACTTTATCACCAATTGCAGTAATTAAAGCTTAAATTTATTTTTGAGGGTATGGTGTTTAACGGTAGCATTGGAGATTTCCAATCTCTTGGTCTCAGTTCAAATCTGAGTATCCTCTTTTGTTTTGCCCGCATAGTTCAATGGAAGAATAACTGACTTGTAACCAGTAGATGTGTGTTCAACTCACACTGTGGGCTTTTTATATTATGTACTATATACAACACAAATACCATACTTGGATTGAGTGGCGACAATGGGGAGCATATCCCTCAGAAGAAGAAGCAAAGAAATCATTTGATATTGTCAAAGGACTAAAAAATATTAAACCTGCATCACTCAATGGTGTTGATTTTTACGATAGCTATGCAGGCTATTATTACAGATTAAGTAGTAAGTAATTTAACGGGACGTAACTCAGCTTGGCTAGAGTGCCTGCCTTGGGAGCAGGAAGTCGTAGGTTCAAATCCTACCGTCCCGACCATTTTTACTTCGAGGTAGCATAATTGGTAATGCACCGCACTGTTAATGCGGCAAATGTAGGTTCAAATCCTACCCTCGGAGCCATTTTTAAGCGGGTTCATGTTCCAAGGCTGGCGAACGAGCCTCCAAAACTTGTTGGGTCAGTTCGATTCTGACAACTCGTGCATTTTATTTATTTTAGGAGGGTACATCAATGGTGATAAACTGGTTTGAATCCAGTGGCGCTTTAGGGCGTAGAGAGTTCGATTCTTTCATCCTCCGCCATTTTAATTTTTGAGAGGAACAGATTATGAAATTTGGAATTAAAGAAGCACAAGCCGCAGGAGTATTTGCTAAAACTAGGGAACAAAAGGAAACAGTTTTAGCTGTAGTTAGTATGTTGAATATACCAATTGTAGTAAATAAGCAGGTTAATAAGAAGGCAAGGAAATTAAAAGCCAAAATTGACACTGAGATCAACAATGTAACAAAGCTTAATAAGAAGATAGATAAATCACAGAAACAGGTTGATAAGCACTCTAAAGACAAAGATGTAATGGCCGCAACATTAGTAGATTGGGCAGTGTAATAGAAAGGATAAGTGAGGATTAATGAGTACGTTTGTGGTAATAGCAATTGTATTATTAATATTTTTAGTAATTAATTTGTAACTTTTAATGGGGCGTAGTGTAGTGGTAACACAGTAGGTTTTGATCCTACTATCGGAAGTTCGATTCTTCCCGCTCCTATATTTATTATGAAAAGTCAAAATGAAATATGTTGGGTTATTGATTGGTGTACATCATGTATACCTGGTGCAGAACCATGTGTAGATGTTGAAGTACCAGATCATATTCCAGATAAACAAATTTTGAAGTATATGGAGGATAAGAACCTTGTATAGATTAGAACTGTTTTACTCACCATCAAATGGTGGAGATGGTAGTGTTGGTGTGACTTTTGTAGAGTCTGCGAAGTTGGCTACGTGGTTACAAGAGAATGATTATTGTGACGAAGGATTTGCAGAAGATTGTAGTGGTAGTATTGTATTTGAATCTGAGTCACCAATTATTTGCAAAGAGAGGATTGATACTATTGAGGATACCCTTGATTATTATGAGGACTGTGATGATCCAAGGAAAATTCAAGACTTGAAAGAGATGTTGGTGGAACGAGATGCGTGAATTTAAAATGGAAGATATAAAGCTCATAGATTGTGTCTGTATACCTGATGATGTTACAGATTACATTTGTGAGTATTACGACTATAGTTGCCATTATGACCACACTGTTTTACAAGTAGAAGATGACGGTGGTCTATTGGCTGAGTGGTTAAAGAAGAATGGCTATGTGTTTAAGTACAAGACTGATGGTAATGAGTATACATCAAGTGACAGCATAGCTTTTTATGGTACGTAAAATGATTTGTTAAGCAGACAAGTCTATGAAGGGACAGAAAAATATGAATCAGAAAAGTGCAATAACAAGTGGTATCATAGGTATAGTATTTTGTATAGCTTTAGTAGTTGGTGTTATAGCTCTAGGTATGTGGGGATTTCCTAAGTATCGAATCTATAAACAGGATCTACGTGGACAGGCTACATTACGTGAAGCTGAATGGACCAAGAAAGTTAAAATTGAAGATGCAAAAGCTGAAAGAGACTCAGCCACACTATATGCTGAGAAGGAAGTAGTTCGTGCTAAAGGTTTGGCAGAAGCACAGAAGATCATTGATGGTACTTTAACTGATAAATATCTCAGGTACTTGTATATTCAAGGATTGAATGATGGTAACAGCGAAGTGATCTATGTTGCTACAGAGGCTGGCATACCAGTTACCGAAGCTGGTGCACGTATATTACCAAAGCGTAAACAATTGGCAAAATAATTTTAACTTAAATTTTAAACTGATTTGTCTGCTTAATTAATTTTTTTATTTATATTAACTGGAAAGAATGAAATGAAGGCATACCCCTACTCAAATGCAGATTTATATATGAGAACGAATCAAAGCTTTAAAAGCATTATTTTTATTTCTTTTATTTTTAATGCTTTTAATTTTAATGCTTTTATGTGGGTGATAAAATTACTGTCCGACTTTACTCGCTTCGCTCGTAAGTCATGCTACGCAATGACAGTAATTTAGAGCTTCGCTCAAAAAACTCTTCTACCTATATTAACATACTATTTTCCAGAAGTCAAATGTTTTTAAATCTTTAAAGTCTTGTCAAGTGAAACCTTTTTTTACTACCATAGGAGAGTCTAATGGGATCAAAAAGCAGGGCCAGTTTTCTACGTAAACCAGTACATAAGATACCGTGTCACAATATAGATTGTGAAACTATTCTACATACCAGATCTTATAACCAAAAGTATTGCCATAAACATAGTGATATGGTAAGATTGAAAGCACACCAGAGAAGGAACATAAGGAAACGTCAGAAGGATATGTCGTCCCCGTATGGTCATTTTTATAAGATTACCAAAAGAAATTGCCTTAAGTGTGATAAATCATTTGGCAGTACTGGTAAGTTT